AAAGATAAAGACATAGCTGTGCTTGGTCGTGAAGCTGTAAACTATATTGAAGCTGGGTTTGTTATGATGAGAATGACAGACTTAAACAAAGCTTTGTTTGCAGATTTGTTTGGGGTATGGAACTCGGGTGAGATATATAACTACCGTGAGTGGCACGATGCTTTTGTGTTTACTAGAATTATGAATCTACATCAGGCTCACGGGTTACAAGTAGAGAATCTATCACCACATTGTGCAGACCTCAATGCATTCGAAGCCTCACCACTTGTTAGATACATGTATCACAACAAAGGTATGTTGAAGTTTAAAGAGCAACAGGCTGGTCAAGAACCACCAAATACTAAAGTAAAAGCACGGAAGACCGAGGACTCAAATAAGAAACCTATTGTTGTTACACCGCAGGACTGTATGCCAATAGAGGATATTCGTATGAATATTCTAACCAATGCTAAACGTATTCCATCAACGATTAAACGATGTAAATGGAATGATGAAGAGGTGGCTATAGTCTCAGCTGGTCCTTCACTAAAGAAAAACTTAGAACATATACGACAACTACAAAACAGAAATGTTCGTATTGTTTGTGTTAAACATAGTCACAACACATTACTGGAAAACAATATTCAACCATGGGGTTGTACAATATTAGACCCCAGACCTTTCAATGAAAAGTCTACTCACGGATTTGTCCGTAAAGAATTGTTAGCTGAGCCACATCCACGAGTTATATACTTTGTAGCTACGATGTCTAATCCTGATGTAGTTACACACTTGCTTGATAAGAAAGCAAAGGTGGTAGCTTGGGATGCTTACTGTAATGCCATCGAGGGATGGGATGCTTTCAAAGATAAACTTTTAATTACCGGCGGCACGTGTGCTGGTATGAGATCTATTGGTTTACTACATACCCTTGGTTTTAGAACAATGCATCTGTATGGTTTTGATTCGTGCATTGAAGGTGAACCAGAAAACAAAGATGAGTTAGCTGAAGATGGTCGTAAGAAATGGTTAAAGGTATCAGTTGGTGAAGACAACAAACCATACTGGACAACGGGTGAACTGTTAGCTCAAGCTCAAGACTTTGAGAAACTTATGCAAAGAGAAGAGGTTGATCTTGACATACATGTCCACGGCGATGGTCTGGTCAAAGCTTTGTGGGACGACGGCCTTAAAACCAAAATAGAAAAAACAACATATAAGGAGTTATTCGATGACATCCCGTAAAGTAGTAGGAGTATTTTTAAACTCAGCTGTACATCAACCACACATCAATACACTAACAGCTATGACACACGGTATTCGTGAGAAAACAAATGACCTTGTGTTCTTATCTAATTCAACTAAGTATATGGATTGTGATACAGCTATTATATTTGGATCGTGGAAAGACAGATACACTAAACATCATATATTAAAGAACGATGTAATTAATAATCACAAAGGAGATCTACTTGTAATAGAAACTCCTCTTCTTGGTAGAACAATAACTGAGGATCATAGATACTATAGAGTCGGTAAGGGACACTATATGGATACACTTGGTTACTTTAATAACAAGAAGTCTGAGAAAGATAGGTGGGGTATTATCCGAACTGATCTTGGTTTGGAAGTAAAGGACTGGAGAAAAGAAGGTAAACATATAATGTTTCTTATGCAGTTACCGGGAGATGCCGCCACAGCTAACGTGGATATACTTCAGTGGTTACAGGATGAAATAGTTAAGTGTAGAAAAATATCGGATAGACCTGTTAGAGTTCGTATGCATCCGTTAATATCATCTTATGACTTATCTAAATTTGAAGAGTTTGTGGAAAAACAAAAAGACGTTAGCATGGTGTTCGGACATAAGAACCCGATTGCAATGGATCTGGAAGACTGTTGGGCAACGGTTGCTTTTACGAGTGGGGGGGCTGTGGATAGTCTCCTTGCTGGTATCCCTGTTATTACACCTAGCCCTCTTAACTTTGCTTATCCAATATCATCCCACTCCATAAAGGATATAGAGAATCCAAAGATGGAAGATCGTCAACAACTGTTTAATGATTTAGCCTATACCCAATGGACTATGACTGAGATGGCTCATGGTCTACCTTATAAACATTTGTTAGCTAATGACTGATAATAAAGATAAAGACAAAGAAGATGTCGTTGTAAACTTATTTAAAGATAAAGATGAGCACATCATGACAACAGGTGCAGCTCAACAAATACCAACGGAGCACTTTACAAAATTAGTTATTGATCAGATAGATCGTGTAAAAGATGATGCTGATAAACATAAAGCTGTCGGTGTTATTGCGGTGTTGTTTGATGATAAAGGACCTTTGTCTGATTACTTTGCCGGTAGTGTTAATTTACATATGGCCTATGTTTTGATGGACCAACTAAAGAATGTTATACTAGAGAAACTTGAAGAAGGGACAGAGTAATGTTAACAGCATTGATAGGTCCAGTTACTGGTCTACTGGATAAATTTATAGAAGACAAAGACCAAAAGGCACGTCTGGCTCACGACATAGCTACTATGTCAGAGAAACATGCCAATGCTTTAGCCAAAGAACAAGCCAAAGCTAACACCGAAGCAGCTAAACATCCGAGTATGTTTGTAGCTGGTGCAAGACCTGCAATCATGTGGGTATGTGCTATCGGTTTGTTCGTAAATTTTTTTATATTACCGTTAATGACTTGGTTCACAGCCTTGTTTGCACCAGAAATAAACATGCCAAACTTTGTGGACACAGGTGAACTTATCTCTCTAACCATTGCCTTATTAGGAATGGGTGGACTCCGTAGTTGGGAAAAGACGAAAGGGGTTGCCAGAGAGAACATGAAGAAGTAATATATAAATATCAGTGGACTGCGGTCATTCGATGGCAACCAGCACTGTTTGTTAACCATAACAAATGGAGTTGACTATGTGGTCTAAACCAATAATCACAGAAATAGCAATAGGTCTTGAGATCAATAGCTATGCATGTGCAGAAAAATAGTATGGTGGGAGCCTTAGTGCTCCCCCTATTACTTTCGTTTTGCGATCCCGTTCTTGCTACCAAAGGTAGACTGTACGATCAACGCAACCAATACTTTGTAACTTGTAGACTACACAAAGAAAAAAGAGTTGAACCTTTTTTTGGGGAAGATTCTGTCAAATGCTTTTATACCTGTACCGATAAAGATAATATAGTTATAACGACACACAGTGATCATGTGTGTGAAAAACAAATACAAACCCCAAGGGGAGATCAAAGGGATTGGCGAAACAGATTGAAGTATTAACTTTACAAGATTGTAGTGGGGAACGATTCCCAAACAATATGCATAGGTTATTAGGTTATAGAAGTCCAGTTAAATATTATGGTAAAAAGATTTCAAAGAGTAGAGTACAGTCCAGTAAAGAAAACAAAGAGGAGATATAAGAAGTTGGGTCTTAGGCACCGAAAACAACTAGGACCTAAATCACATCTAAGGAGTTAAATCTCTAGAGGTTTACGGTCCCACCTCTAGAGATCCTTTTGACGACGTTGTTTCAATTAAGAGTATATATTATTTCGTAGCTTGGTCAAGTAAGTTACGAATAATTTTTGAGGATGATTCAGTCTTGGTCCCACCTATATTAAACAACATAGGAATGTTGTGTTCAAAACAGTAAGCCATCTCTGGTGTGGTAGTAGGAATTCTATCTCCACCATTTGCAAAAGCAAACTCCAAATCATTATTAACAAACTCTTTTAAATTATTTACTACGGTATCATCCTTATCTGTTGCTTTAATAACTCGATCAATAAATCTATTAGATGTTAGAATTATTTCTCTTTCTTTGTACGATAAGAAATTATACCCTTTCTTTTTTTGTAACCATTCATCTGTATTTAACAAAAGCCATACAGGTCCTAGTTCATTTGCTTGTTTGAACATATTTATATGTCCAGAATGTAGAGGGTCAAAGCCCCCACTCACTACTATAATCATGATTTATCCTTATTATATCGTTTTCATCTAGTTTTTCACCCTCCCAAACCTCGAATATCCTTGTATGCCCATTAGAAGCCCGTACACAATGAATTGTATTCTTGGGGATATAAACCCTATGACCACGTGTAAATGTCCACCAGTGGTCTCCTATGAGGGTCGTTGCTTCGCCATCAATGATTTTCCAGTGCTCATTTCTATATTTATGGTACTGAACAGACATTGCCCTGCCGGAATAGACATGTAATATCTTTACCACCATCTTTGGAGTGGTTTTTAATACTCGATAATGTCCCCACGGTCGACTAACTAAATTTTTCATGGAGCTGCTGATAAATAAATTGCTAATACCAGAGCTACAAAAATAATCTTCCAAACATTTATCCAAAATTTATCCATAATTATTGAAACGGCGGCCCCATAAACCAACATACCAAACTGTATCGTTTACCCCCTTTTATTTCTGTTACTTGATGAAGTAAAAAAGAAGGAAACACTAACAAGTCTCCTTTATTTTTAAACTCCTCCGGTTTGTGTTGTTTGTTATTAAAGTCTTTTATAAAAAAATTTCCGCCCTTGTAATCCTCAAAGTTTGACAGCTGAATACACATAGACAACTTTCTAACTAGTCCGGGGTAAGGGCCATCTTTTTCAGGCGGGTAAATATCTCTGTGCCATTTATAATGTTGTCCTTTTTTATACTCTGTAAATTGAGGACATTGTAAATTTGTTACTTTAAAATTATAATGTTCTTCATTTACTGTATTGGCTAAATCACAAAGCTTAGGCACAATCCAATGATCAAGAGGATAAAATCTAACATTAGAATTTCTATCTTTCTTTAAATCTGGTTTATCTTTCCACATAACCCCAGCTAGCTGATCGTCATAGTGCTTCGACTCTTTGATCATTTCATCACAAAGTTTTTCCGGAACAACATTAGGTATGACTACATATGGTTTATACATCGACTATCTCACATGAATTAGCACTACAAGCAAGAGTTTGGGAGGACTTAGTGTTATCTTCTTGTTCATGTAGTGCTAAGTCAGTCCAGTTTATTTCATCTGGCTGATTCTTTTTTAACTTATTATAGGTATCGTTGTCAATATCTTCGTACGGTGCTTGTTGATATACATGTCCAAAGTTAGGTAAAAAAGATACACCACTTAGATCATCAAAGTTTGTCCAACACCAGTCAGCTACACCTAACCACTCATCTTCATTTACCGATATAGTTATACTTGGTTTGTGTTCGCACCAATGCTGCGCATATATTAACCAGTGGTCTAACTGTTCTATGGCTGACCGTTGATTACGAGTTATACAACGACTCGGTGCTTTCTCAACAAATGAAAAGACTGCTGTTGAGTCTGGTTTCATAACACAATCTTCTGTCGGTATGTTTTGTGTTTGTAAGAATTGTGTTAGTGGATCTTTCTTATCACCTCTCACTCTTCTAATATAATGTTCATTATGTCGAGCATGAATACCTGATGCGGCATTAACTAATTGTGATACTGTACCAGATGGTTTGACACAAGTGATAGCCGTGGCTTGATTAATACCAAATCGTTTCGCCCACATCTTATTCACTTCAATAGCTTTTTGTTTCATCTCATCTAACAATTGAGTTAACCGAGTTATGTTATGAATATCTCCAGCTAATATTTGATGGTCCATTATTCCTGTCAATGATACACCAAGAAGTCTTTCTTTTTCTGTGGTATCTTTCCATTGACGACGTAGGTATTTAAAGTTTGTCAGTGTCGCCTGCATTGTACCAAGAATAGTGGCAGCTTCAACCTTATCAAGTAATGTTTCATCGGTATCGTCTGCACGAACAACAACTTCGGATAAGTTACAGAATTGGAAAGGTCGTAAAATTATTTCTGAACATGGGTTAGTCCCAAACTCAAAGTCTGCATCACGTCTTTTGTTTCTACTGGCAACTGTCTTTGATGCTTGCCTATTAAATATACCTCGTTCGCCACTGCCTGATTTATATAGAGCTAGCCACTCTTCCATAAATGTACCAATGTTATCTGGTTTTGTTTCATACACAGCTGAGTTGTTTGATAAAGCTCTTTGTGCCTCAACTCTATACCACTCTCCAGACTTAGCATCTCTCATATCTCTGTCGTTAAGATCAGATAAACTAATCATAGCCGATCGCCTAACCCCACCAACCACAACAATTTCACCGACTTTGCAAACAAGATCGTGACACTCTAACGAGGTAAGCTTTCTGCCCTTGGCTTTAATAAAGGTTTCTTTGGCGAAGTTGAAGAGATCGACGAGTGGTGCAGGGCCTGAAGCTCTTCCGCCGAAAGTATTGAGCCGTGCTCCTGCTGGTCGCACGTTAGATACATCCCACCTGGGAATTTGCCCGGCATACAATAATGTAATGACTTCCCGAAATGCTTTTGCCCAACCGAGTTTAGAATCTCTGACCACGACCACAGATTCTGTATCGTGAAAATCATCAGCAACACTAGGCAAATGTTCGGTATATTTTTTTTCAACACTGAAACCAACTCCCGTCCCACACATAAGTACATAAAGTATTTCATCAAAAGCTTTCGGATGATCCACCGGTATATAAGAACAATTATACCCGGCAATATTCTCTTTTTCAAGAGCCGGCCCGGCTGTCATTAATGCTCTCATGGACGGCATAACTTCTAAATTTAAAACTTTATTCTCAAGGTACTCTCTTGTTTTTTTATCTAATTTATATTTACAATTTTTTTCTAAATGTTTTTCAAAGAAATCAAAATACCTACCTACCGTTTCGTGCCATTCTTCTCTTCTTTTTTCTTCCGGCAACCATCTAGCATACCTAGACTTATGTATAAATTGTTGATAAACAGTTGGTAATTTTTTCATCATTTTGTTTTTCTCCTTCTCATTTTAAATATATTTCTTATGTGAGTTATAGTCATAAATATATTTAACAACATTATAAAATATAGTCCGTGTCTAATAGCCCACCACCACCAAAAAGTTTGGGACACAAGTCCAACCCATGGGGCTTTTTTTGATCCGTTGCCGTACAGGTACACCGAAAGACAGGCTCCGGTGGCTGCAAAAAACTCTAAGAACGGAAAGTTATCGTAAGTCAATAAGTGTAGCATTTTTTACCGGTATATTAAAGAAATATTCTCCACTAGAAACAAATTTATTAGGAACCTGTACAATTTGTATACACTCCGAGCCTTTTATGGCCCAAGCTTTTTGCAAATCTTTACGCAAAACATAAAAGGTTAACCGATCTGGTAAATCTTGCATGTCAATTAATCTTTTTTTACGGTAAGGAATGTGTATTGTATCCCATGTCGAAGGCCAATCATTTACCCATCCCGGCTTAACTTCAACCTCATGATAAGATACTTCTGGTTCTACTACTTTTATATCGGCATTATAGTCTTCAACATCAGATGACAGCTGACAACCTAACCCTAATAAAAAATTTCTAACAGCTTGTTTAGCTGGGCTATCCCAAGTGTTATATTCTGTTATACGAAATGGAGACTTATTGTTCTGTATTAGTACCATCTTTTTTGTCCTCACATTTATGTTTAAAAAACACATTACCAAAAACAGTTAAGCTGGTATTAGCTGGATCAGCTTTTGTTTTACCGACATACTCCCATTCACAATCCATCGTTTTTTCGTTAATAGCTCGTTGCTGAAAAAAATCTATGTTACTTAATGTATAAAAGTTCATAGCTAGTCCAACTATTATAGATACCGGATCCATAATTATTCCCCTTTCTTTAATGTGTTAATATATTTTTTTAAATACCATTCAGCTTTTTCTAAATCTTCTAATCGTTTGCCTTTATAATTACATCTCCAAACGTATTTTATAACCTGCCCTCGTAAGTATCCGTAAAATTCTTCGGGTGTCAGAGTAGCTTCAATCGCATCTATACACTCTATACCTTTGTCTACCGTATAATGGGCTGGGTGATTAACCGGATCGTCACTTGTCATTATCTTCTCCATGTCTCATATTTAATAACACGTTTAATCTCTTTCGTTCAAAATCAACTTTTTCAGGTTCACGGATGAGTCGACCAGCAAAATCACGAACTTGACTATAGTTAAGGTTAGCAAGATCACAGACATCAATAAACCAAGAAGCAGTAACCCCGGTAGTTTTAGTAAACCATCGAACAGCATCTTGCTGAATGACCAGATTCTCTTTGCTTGTAACTTCAGGAGCACTGGCATCCAAGAGTGCTTGGTAAATGATGGCTCTGAATAAAGTTCTTTCGTTTTCTCCTTCATGACTTTCCCTTTCTGTATTGGTCGAGAGATCGATACTTATACGGCTTGCTCTTTCTTTTGATAAATAGTCGGTCTGGTTCTTCTTTTGGTCTTTCATCTATCCATTCTTGAGGTATTACTTTATCTGCCCATAAAAAATTATGTTTGTCTAACCATTGAGCATAAGTTGTTTTACTTCCTTTGTAAAGTTTTGATTTAGAGTTTTGCAAAACAAAACGAATGTCTAGTTTTGGTAACTGTCTTTGTATATACAGATGTTTATCTCTATTAGCAAGTGTTAACTGTCCTTTAATCTCAATAATTATGCCATTACCTAGAACAACATCAGGCACATAAGTATGATAAGATTCTGGAACTGAGAAAGGTATAGCTAATGTTTCGTACTCAAAAAATATTTTATTGTCCATAAGTTTCTTACAAACTTCTGATTCAAACATAGACCGAAAGGTAATTCCTTTTACCTTTTTTTTCTTCACTCGTGTAAACATTAGGGAATATCTTCAGGAACTTTAGGTTCGTTTTTAACTGTTGTTAGCCAACGAGGACCATTACTATAAATAAATTTTCGTAATCCTTTACCTTTGTTAGAATCACTCCAACATTCATTTTTAAATGAGCAGTAAGAACAATTTACACCCAGCTTTCTGTTTCCCGTAACTCCATCAGCTTCATCGGGATAGCATCTCGGTGGTGGTGTATCTGACTCAAGGCAAGTTTTAAGTTTAGCTATCTTTTCTTTTACATCCGGTAGTTCTTTTTTATCCGGAGTGCATACAGCTATATGTCCAAACTGTTTGTCAATAGCTAAGAAACAAAGCTTGTCGTTTTGTTCAGCTTCTCCATAAGCTTTAATCTGATATAGATAACCAAAAGAATCGTTCTCTTTTGTTAAGTTATTACTTTTAAATTTTTTAAATCCAAAACTTGAGGCACTTTTAATATCACATACCCAACCATCAATAGTCGCATCTTTGTGTCCTTTAACACCATCAAGTTCTAATTCTTTTTGTTCTTCGGTAACATCATGTCCCGCCATACGAGCAAACAATAACAACAAGTCTTCTAGTATATGGCCATATAAAAACTTTATTTTTGTTTCGGCTGTTAAATGTTCTCGTAAATCGGGACGATGACATTCATACCAAGATTGTCTTTCCGGTTTACCAAGAGCCGACATACGAAGTCCTCGTGACTCGTTTGGTTTATACCGGAAAGAATTTCTAATAGAATTCGTGACCGACTTTGAGAAAGCCTCAAGCTGTTCATCTGTGGGTTCAACACCACCGGCATCAAACAACCGATAAATATCTTGTACTAATGTATCAATAGTCGCCACGATAACTCCTAATTAAATGTAGCTGATTCTTCAGCTACCGGTGGAGCATTAACTTCAGGAAAGTCCTCTGCACCAGAGCTTGTATCTGCTACAAATTTAATTATTTTTACAGAACGAAGGATAGCTGTAACTCCCTTTGATCCTGTGGGTGACGTGTATGGATATGGGTTCAACTTAACATACACTTCTGTACCACGACCAAGACGGCCGTTTGGTAAGTCTTGCATAGTTAGTTGTCTGTTGTTCGTATCAAACACTCTTGGCTTGATGGGATTTTCAGTTCCATCTTTTTTGTAGAAGTTTGTTTTAGCTTCAATGTAATTACCAAGTTCCGGTTTGGTATCAGAACTTTTTACATTTAAACCCAAAGACTCAAGTGTCTTTTTATTTTTGTCATCCACTTGCAAAGTAATCTTAAACTTTGGTGGTGGAAAAGTATTGTCGGGTTCAAATAAGTGATTGTAATGACAGATGCCTTGGACAATAACATCCTTTGGTCTATCGTTCTTTGACGAATTTGCCATGTATTTCTCCTTTTAAAGTTGTGACTTATCCATATATAAGTCTGTATTAATATTAAGTTTTATCACTAACACATAAAAAAATAGTTGTCAATGAGTTTCTTTCCAAGTTGTCCCAATATGATATTCACTATCTAAGGGACAGTTGAACTGTAAAATCTTTTCGGCTTCTTTCATAGCTTGTTTGGTAATCTGACCAAACTCTTCGGCTTGGTCTCTTTTGACCTCCCACTGTACTTCATCATGCACATTGGCTACCGGTCTTGCATCTAACTTTTTCTCTTTTACCATGCGATCAATCTCACAAAGAAAATGTTTGCAGACAATACTACCACAACTTTGTAAGAGAACATTCAAAGCCGAATGTTCACTACGACACTCTAAAAGTCTACCATCAATAGCTTTTATGTTACCGTGATTAGATCGTATCATAGTCGTAATTTTATTCTTTAGTTCTCTTATCATAGGAAATGCTGACTCAAACTTATCTCGTAGTTGTTTGCCCTCAGACATACCACCACCAACTACCTTGCCTAGCTTTTCATTACCGGCTCCATAGATATAAGCATACAGCCAAGTTTTACATACTGATCGATCAGCTAAACCCAAAGCTTCTTTGTGAACATTGTGGATGTCACCACCAACAACAATATCTGTGTATTTTTGATTATCAAGATAGTGAGCAAAGCATCGTATCTCTAGTGATGAAGCATCGGAACCAACAAGACAATAATTTATGGGGTCTTCTACTGTCCAGCAATCTCTACACTCCGGGCCATACGGAGAATAACTTGCGGGTATCTGTGCCATGTTAGGACTATAATGACTCATACGATGTGTTACACAACCTATCGTTATAACCTTACCATGCACTCGGCTGTCCGGTCCTACAGCTTCAAGCCATGATTTTATTTGTGATACTCTTTTCTGCATCAGTAGAAACTCTGACATCTTTTTAGCTTCAGATAGATCAATCTCTGAGAGCACCGATTCATCCACTATAGGTTGTCCTTTCGGGGTTAGTCGTTGAGGATCGGGCTGCCACCCCACAGCTTTCAATCGTTTTATTATTTGTTGACGAGAGTTTGGATTGAATACCTCGACGTTATCTTTTAATCGTTTACCGGTCTTGTCACTGTATCTCTCTGTTATTATTGGTGGAAATATTTTCTGTAAGTCTTGCTTTATCTGACCGGAGTTGTCCTCAAGATCAGCCATCAGCATTGATGCTTTCTTTTGGTCAAGGTAAAACCCGTTAACTTCTTGCTGTGTAATTATGTGTCTGACTTTGTGTTCTAATCTTACCGGTGCTTTACCAAATGGTTTGAGCAACGGCTGTAGATGTTGGGCTAACTTACGAGTCAGGGCTACATCCTGACGACAATAGTAAAGCATCTCGTTGCTGTATGTTTCAAAGTTATCCTTGAAGTCTATCTTCTCACATTGTAATCGTTCACCCCAAGCTTTCAAGCTATGGCCACCATCTCTGTGTGGCTGTATCATCTGTGATGCTAGCATCGTATCCCATACTCTTTCGGGTGGTAGGCAAATTTGCAGTAACCGACTGAGAACAACAGCATCAAAACTGACACCGTTGTGCATAATATATATTCTTTCTGGGTCTTGTTTATGAAACTCTACAAAGTCATCAAGGTTATCAACAAACTCTTTTGTTTCTCCCGTCTCGAAATCCATGCAACATATACAATGTATCTTTGTTACCGGTATCTCATCGGTTTCTATATCTAATACTGTATATTTAAAGGAAGACGGCATCCGTATCACTCTCTCCTGTTGGTTCGGGTTGTTTTTGTTCTTGCATCCTACCAGTATTTTTGTCCCATTTCAACCAACAACATGGGCCGGTCTCTCCACTGAATCTGTTTTTTAAGACTCGTATAGTTGTTAAGTTTCGTTTGTCTTCAGTATCAGCTTGTCCGTTTCGTATCAAAGCAAACACCATATCACACAACTGAGCAATACCATGTGAACCTCTGAGGTCAGCTAAAGATATGCTTCCTCCCTCTTCAGCTGTATTGTTCTGTGGTAATGTTCGTCTCAGATGAGATACAAGCATCAGATGTATACCTTGCTCTTGCACAAGAGTTCTAAGTCTGGTCATAATTGTATCTATGGCTCGTCGTTCATCGTTACCCTCATGAGCACCGACAATCATATGCAGATGATCAACAATTATATACTTACATGCTAGTCCAGAGGACAAATATTGTATCTTACTAATAACATTATCTATGTTTGTAGCACCAAAGTGATCCCATAATCTGACTCTACCGGTGCCAAGTGTTTGATTCCATGCATCTTTTTTAATGTCCATTGAGGCCGTTGTTGTGGGTAGGTGTAGGGGGAGGTTGGCCTCAACAGACATTAGTCCTTTAGCTGTACGGAGGACACTTTCCTCCAAGAATAGACAGCCAACGGATTCTGTGGTGTTCTTGACAATGTGGTGTGCTAGTTCTCGCATAACACTAGACTTACCGATACCCGAGCCGGCACACCAGCAGGTGAGTTCTGATTTTCTCATACCGTAGGTCATATCGTTCATACCTCGCCACGGGTAAGGCAAGGACTCTTGTGGTTTCTCGTTTTCTATCAAGTCCCACGTTGATTCTCCAAGGATTATACCCTCCGGTGTGTAGTCTCGAGCTTCCCACCAGAGCTGTGTGAATCCTTTACGGTTATTGGTAGCAATATATTCGTTAGCATCTTTAAGGTGGAGGTCTACGACTTTGACTTTGTTGGGAGGAAACAGATCGGCAACTTGCTGTGATGCCTTACGTCCGGGTTCATCGTTATCAAAGCAGAGGACTATCGTGTCAAAGCTGTTAATATATTCAAAGTTCTTCTGGCAGTCTGATACAGCTGACTGAGCACCGTTTTTGATGGATACACATGGCCATCGTGAGCCGAGCATCTCGTAGCCCGACAGAGCATCCACTTCTCCCTCGAAGATGGTTAGGTATTTACCACCCTTAGCAAAGATATGCTGTCCGAAGAGTATACTGTTACGGCTATCGCCTATATATTTGAAGTCTTTGGTTTGGGTATCTCTAACTTTAGTGCCGATGTGATTCCCGTTTTTGTCGGTGTACGGATAGAGGTGACGGCTGATCTGTGTGTCAACACGATTGTGTTTCACTCCGTATCGTTGGCAGGTCTCCCTGGATATGTGGCGATCTGTTAGTTCATCGATGATGCCGTTCGGTAGGGTTTGTGGCTTCGGTGGTTCCTGCGGTTTAGGTACAGGGGCCGGGTTGTCGCCGGGTGTATGTGTGTTGCATACGAAACAGTAAGTATGTCCGTCTGAGTATAGTGAGTTACCGTCAGATGACCCACAGTTGTCGCACGGTATGTGCTTTATGAATTTTGAGTCTGTTTGGTGTTCCATGTTTTTCCCCCTTTCACACCTCGTTTTTCCCAGATTGTACTATAAAATACACGGGCGGGGTTGTCAATAGGAAAAAATCGTGGTAGGTTGGGTTATCTCCCGAGGGGAACTATATGTATCTATGAGTATCTATATGTATACCTAGCTGAATACATAGGTGTACTTAGGATTTATAGGTATACATAGGGTTCTATGTGGATACCTTTAGTATATTGTTGTAGTAATACCTATATTATACTTATAAGGAAGAACACTATACCCAAGAGTATTACTGAGTATAGTGTTAGAGTTCTAAGCCATTGTGGTGTCATACCACAAGGTTACACGAAAATTGCTATAATGCAAAATAAAACGAAAAGCCATAGTCCTACCCATTGGATACCTCCTACAACTTGAGCCACTTTTCTGTCCATTGTGTCTTTATGTTTCATTTGTTTACCCTTTCTTTTCTATGCCCCTCAAGAGTTGAAAGTCTTTCTTCGTAGTCTGGGGCATTTAGTTGTTTAAGTTGCTGACTTGCTCTTGATTTAGACATCAAGCCAGAGAAGAACAAGTAATATATCGTCTCAATACTTGTAATCTTATTTGTCATTTCTAAGTCGTGTAAAATGTTTGATGTAATCTGAGGGTACTTTTATCCATACCCCTTGACTTGTAGTTGCTCTCTTGCCGTTTGCTTCTACAACATAGTCCTCGTCATCAATATACATAATTATTTTGCTATTTATCATAGGGATATAGTCCTTTAAATGTTTCTTGTTTTAATTTTAAACTTTCTGCTGTATCACATTTGACGGCGACTAGTCGTTTGGAATTTTGCTCGTACTTTTCAAATAGTCTTGTCGCAACTCCCTCACAATCTGTGGTCGTGCCTAGTCTTTCGTGTTTCAATGTGCCGTCAGCCAATTCAAACCATATAGTCACTATTACTGCCTCAAGCATCACTCACTCTCTTTCCATTTTTACAGACCACCTATACTCTGGCTCTGTATTAGCATCTATGAATGTTGCTTCTAGTTTTAGTCCATACTTTTTTAGTAAGATATTAATAATTTCTATTCTCTCTTTAAATGCTTCAGAGTCATAGCTATCATTAAAACCTATCTCTAGTAATTGTTCTACCTTAGTAAGATTAATAAAATCATAAACTTTCATCACTTACTCCTTTGTCTTACAAGATGAAACTTCCAACCGATACACATATATCCTGATTGTTGTAGTTCATCTCGGTTAATATTCAATCGTTTAAACTCTTGTTCAACGATTGGTTCTAGGTTGTTACAGTTCTCTCGTTCCATAACGAACCTCTCCTCCACACCCGTTGGTGTAGAGAAAACTAGGTATAAAGCAAACAGTTCTTTAGTCATCATCTTCCTCCTTGTCTAAATCAAATCTAATCCATATTGATGCACCAGCTTCATCACTAAAATGTTGTACTTCTTTCCAAGGCACACGAGCATTATCGTCCAACCATTTAATAAATTCTTTTTCATTCATCATTCACTCTCCTTTAATCTGTTATACATTGCTAACCCAAAGTCATATCCTTGTTTGTAAGAATACATATCAGGATGGTAGCTTGACCTACTACCCTCGAGTAAGCCATCAGCTACACCATCTTTAAAAGCACCTAATTTAATAGGGGTATCAAGAAATCTTTCTTTAGTCATCTCTATCCTCCAATCTTTCTTTCAGTTGTCTTTCTAGTTCAAGGTTAATAGTTGATGTTATTAAATGTTGTGCAGATAAAACATCAGGTGCAGTATCGTGTACATAATTAACAGTTACTTCAGTTAATCCAACGGCTATATTAAAAAGGTCTATATTCTTTTTCATAGCTTTATTAATTACCTTGCATACTTCTTCTGATACCCAATCAGTTTGGTGTTCATCACATAATTTACTATGTGGTTTAAATGGCTTCTTTGATTTTATATCTATTACTTTAGGCATCACTCTCCCTTTCTTATTTTTTCTATTATCTCATCTGGTTGCTCAACAATAGATTCTATTTGTTCATCTTGAATGTTAGTAGGGTCACCATTGTTTAACTCATCATAATCCCCCTCCCATACTTTTTCTTCAGCTTCTTCTTCAGAGTCAGCTTCTACAATACATTGCCACTCAGCAGTTGCATAAGTTGTTACGAGATATTTTTTAGCACCAATAGACTTCGTCATTGTCGTCCTCCGTTTTAGCAATTATTTTTCTGTTTTCTCTTGTGTTATCGTAAATTTTAACATCACATCCGTCAGCACTCTGAACTTGTGCAAATTCTTCAGCTTTGGATAAATCGTTAAATTCTCTCTCTTTTATTTTATTAGTAGTTTTATATTCTACTGTGTAGCATTTCATAAGTTACTCCCTTTAATATGCTATGTTAAATTTATTAAGTGTTTTAATTTCATCATCAGTTATAGGCTTGATATCATCAACCCTAACACTTTGATAATCTCTTATACGATAATCTTTTCCATCGGGGTCATCTTTATCCCACTCTTCAACTTCGTCTAAAGAATAAGCATAAAAGCTTGCTATTAACTCTTTATCAGTAAGATGTAAAGCATCTGACACAATTTCGAAGTCATCATATTGCCATTCTCCGTCAGTTACTCGGTAATGCACTAGATATTTAGTCATTTTTCTGCCTCACTTTCTTCAAATTGACTTATGATTCTAACTTTAGTTTCAATGTGTTTATTTAATTTTTCAAGAGCAAGACCATTACAAGCATTAATTGTATCAGCATTATTACTCGTACTTGCTTTAATTAAGAAGTGTCGTATGTCCTCCAGCTTCTTTATATCATCAACAAAATTTTCCATAATTTACCCCTTTCCTATTTGTTTATGGATTACATAATTTCTCGTCATAGTAGAATTGTACACCGTCTTGTATTTCTTCTATGTCGTGAAATTGTGGTTTTAAATCTTCAAATATATCCAAAGCCACCAGACGAGCATCTGGAACGGGTTGCCCGTCTGGATAGTCATAACTTCTAATAGCTTCTTCTATGTCTTTAGATTCTTTTTCGTAATAATATTCTTTAACTTTACCCATGATTTCCCCCTTAAAAATCTGCTATCATTATTCTGCCCGTATCCTTGCCCGTGCAATCGTGAATGTTTAAAACTGTTGTATGGTCGCATAATTCATCAAATGTATTGATGTCGTCGTACTGCTCTAAACACTTTTCCAAGCTTTCATATTCTGACCACTCGCAACGGATTGCCACCCTATCAAAGTCAAAAACTTCTCCCAAGTCTTCTTCTAAAAGTTCTAAATGTTGGAAGAGTTCCCTTGCCCCATTACGGGTAAAACTCGCATAATCATCAGATACTAGAGCATTAATAAATTCGTGTTCGTATACTAATTGTTTCATTTTACAAATCTCCTATAAATGGTTGATATTATTAATTAATACATATTATGACTACTAACATATCCCTATATTAACACCTTGTCAACAAAAAATATAAAATTATAAGCAACACCCATAAACCATTGATTTTGCTGGACAATCCTCGTTTTTTTCTTATATTATTTACTTTAGAATGGTTCTAAACAAGGTTTTTTTCTTGCCTAGCTGTACTCACCCCGTTTTTTTCTCTTGACATATGTTTTTCTTTGTGGTAGTCATACAACATCATTTCTCCAAAATGGTGGAAACCCCGTAGTCATCTCTGTGTTGACACGGGGTTTTCTTTTTGGTACTATAAATCTTTAACCATTTAACAAAGGAGAAATATTATGACAATGGTAACAGGATACGAAAACATTAAATGTATCAGAGCATTCACAATGCTCAATGGTCTTCGTAGTGAAATTGATTTCAATATGAAACTAACTGCAAAAGCACCTAGTTGTTACACTCTTATAAAAAGAGAACTTGGGTTCAAAGGTAATCGTGAGAAAGTTTACAACTTGTATAAAGAATACTTGAAAGAAACTTACCCTCAAGTTTATGCCGATTATGAAGAACGAATAAATAAGAGAGAAGCTAGAGGCAAACGGGTCTTCACAGATAGAAAAGGGAAACAACTTGAGTTACCTTTTTAAATAAACAGTTCCTTCCAACGAAAGCCCATAGATTAATTTCTGTGGGCTTTTTTTTGTGCCTTGTTTTTTTCTTGGTGGTGATGTGAACCCCGTTTTTTTCTTGATACTATACTATTCCGGCTAGTCTATTTACTCACTCACGGGCTTTATATCAAGACAAGAAAAAGCAAATAAGGTGTTGACATGAGTTTTTAGTGTGCTACTCTATAATTGTAATAACAATCAGAATAGGAGAAATGATATGATTACAGAACATTTTACAATACAAAATCATGGTTCAGTTATTTTACTTGAGCCATTAACCGAACAATCTAAACATTTCGTAGATAACTATGTGGCTGACGACCTACAATGGTTCGGCAAAAGTTTTGTCTGCGAACCCAGATACTTTGATATGTTAGCTAACGGGTTTATGCGATACATTGGTGACCCGGAAGAATTTCTTGACGAGTATTATGAAGCCTATCCGAATGGAGCATAGCCATGAATAACATTGACAAAGTAAAAGCTAGAAGAGTTAATATTGTTGAACATATTGCATTTAGAAATAGTCTAGTAAAGTTAACTAAACTAATAAATGATATAGAGATGCAGTATGAACATAAACTGTATGAGATTAGTCCGGAGTTTGCTAATCTCTTTGACCATTTCAATAATAGAGTAAACGATATACTCTATCCTAAAAAATAAAAAGACTTCTCCATAAAAAAACCCCAGGTTAATCCCTGGGGTTTTCATTTGGGAAGGAAATAAAATTAAATTGATATATCCATATAGTCAGTTAGATAATCAATCTTCTTCATAATTTCATCATATAAAACAGAATGTTTGTTGTGGTCAAGTTTCCTTAATAATTTCTTAATCGTTTTCAATCTATTAATAGCACAATCTATTGTATTAGATTTAACGATGGAAGATGTTCTCCAATACTCAATCTTCTGAGCATCAGAATAACTCTCGTAAGTATTGGCTTGGGGTTTAAACGGTAATTCTAATTGTTTCATTATCATTTCTCCATATAAAAGTTAATATTAAAATTACCATTATAGTATAGCCCATACATAATCTTTGTCAACATTTTTTTTATTTATTTTCCGACTGTACTTCTACCACAATACGACTGAGGGGGCACAGAAAAACACTACGTGTATGTGTTATATGTGATATGAAACTCTTAAAAATTCAGCAAAAATCAGACTTATACTACATTTTCTTTGTGTAGAATAGGCCCCCTTGTTTTAAAATCTAGGGTACCCATCGCCCCCTTAAAAAATACAGCTATCATAAATTTGCCTCCTTCAAGGCCCGGCCGTACGTCGTAGTGTTTCCCACTAGTCTGACAAAAGAAATCAACATCGGTAAACCCAGCTTGTTTACCCATAGCCTCAAACTCTTCTGGTGTGTAGTGTTTATAATGGAATTCATTCACCGGAGGTAACTGATGAGGTCTTACCCGTTCGTTAGGTGATGAACATATAAATAAATTTGTTTTCTCTCCGGCTAGATCAAATACACTTTGAGCTAAATCAGGTGATATGTGTTCAATAAATTCAAACGACACAACAGCATCATAGTTATCTCGTAATAACCCTTTCTTCAACTTTGTAAAATCTTGTAGAATATAATTAACTCTAGGAGCTTTGT